CAGAAACTTCGTCAAAGAAGACGGATCAATTCAGTTGACCTCTGAGATCAAGCACGTGACCAATAATCGCGGGCAAAGAATCAGCGTTGAAGAGGCCGGACTTTTGGACACCGAAACAACCTGTTCAGAATGGCACCAAGAGTTAAAGCAACTTGCTCAAGATCGCCACCTTTGCCGGATGATGATGAGTGAAGCGTACACACCCAAGCTTGACGCTCGTTTGTATCGATTGCTTAATAAAGCCCCTCGTGAGATTTTACCTGCCATTCAAAAGGCGTTCAACGACCAAGCTGGAACCGGTGCAGAGTGGATTCCAGATGAATTCATCTCTGATTTATACCGCACATTCCAAGTTCCACGACGCTTGCGAGGTCTTTTGACTAAGATCGAAGCTGACCGAAACACTTTGTTATTGCCAAAAATGAATCGCGGTGGCCGCCCATATATCAAAGGGCAAATCACTGTCGATAACCCCTTGGCACAGTACACAACCAGCATTCCACAGACTGCTCAAACTACGATTAATATTCAAGGTTTGGCATGTTCTTATGTTCTCGATGATGCAGCCGTCGAAGATTCTGCTTTGGCAGCCCTTCCAATATTCTCACAGCAAATCGCTCAAGATATTGAAGATGCTTTCGAGGATTGCATGATCAACGGTGACACCACCGCAGTTCATCAAGACACTTTGGCAACTTGGAATATCCGTGCACGTTGGGGAGCCGCTGGCCTTGGTGGAGCATCTGATCATCGTCGGCCTTTCCTTGGTTGGAGAGCCGCAGCATTTGATCAAACCAATGCAACTGCAGCAGCCGCACCCGCTCAAGCGACGACAGCCGATGTCCTTTCGGGCTTGGCTTCACTCGGTGAGCTTGGCGCTGAAAATGTCGTTATGGTTGTTTCTCCTGAGTTTATGTTGTCTCATTTGATGGGGATCACACAGCTTCAAACGCTTGATGTATTTGGGCCGAATGCCTCGATTCTTAAAGGGCAAATCGGATCAATATTCGGGGTTCCCGTTGTCATGTCTCGATTCTTAAGTGCCGATTTGACAGTCGGTGGATTATACAACGGGGCCGGATCTCAAACTGGATTCTTGCTTGTGAATATTGCCTCATGGTATCTCTACGAGCGACGAGGAATTGTCATCGAACAAGACAAAGATATTTCAGCCGGTGCGATTCGATTGGTTGCGACATATCGCGGCGTTATGGGATCACCTGAAACCACAAATGATAATGTCTTTTTCGGCATTAATTACGACAGTTAAAGGAGATTTAACATGCAATATTTAACATTCAATTTAGACCACGCAGCAGCAACAGCACAAACTCAAATCTACATACCAATTCCAATTGATATGAGACTAGATAGTGTTAATGTTATCCCCTCGATTGCGTCAGCCGCTCACGCTGCAAACTACACCACATTTTCTTTGAGAGACGCTGCAAACTCTGCCGATGTTGTCTCAATCAACACGGTGGCAGGTTGGACAGGTGGGACAGCCGTTGCAGCAACTTTGAGCAACGATCTTGATTATGATGCCGGTGAAGACATCATGGTCAAGGCCGTCAAATCTGGAACTGGCGCGGACATCAATGTCCAAGTCACTCTTGGACTCGTTGCCCGTCGAACCGTATAGGATAAAATTATGAGTTTGGTTTCACTCGCCAGTTTCAAAGAATATCTTCCGGAAATTCAAGGGACTGGGAGTGATTCTGATCTTCAAAATTTGCTTGACAGGGCAGAATCAGCCGTGGCCGCTTATCTTGGTTATCCAAGAGTGGCAGCCGCTGCCCCTGCCACAAATGGCCCTAAATTATCAAGTGGGCCATACACATTTTATATTGACGGCCCTGTTTATGGGCTGTCGTATGTTTTGCCTTTACCCGCCCGACCCGTCACGGCAATTACCTCGTGGCATTCTGACGTTTTGAGAGTCCATGGATCTGACACTGAGATTGCAGCCGATCAGTTCGATCTCGATACAACATTGGGCCGATTGATTCTCAAGAGCACAGCAACCTCAACCATTGACAACGCTTACAGAGCAAACAAGGTCGTTTGCACTGCTGGGTTTACTACCGCCCCCGATGACCTTGAACATGCGGTCTGTGTGTATGCGAGCGCCCTTACTCGTAGCAAGGCGAGCCAAGGCAAGGACTCAACCAATCAAAGAGATAGTTCAGTCAAGTTTTCCCCAAGGTCTTTGCCGCCCGAAGTCGTTCAAATCATTAATAATTATCGTGTATTTGGGCGGATTTTGTGAGTATTTCAGGCGAGGAATTTGAGAAAAGAGTCGAAAGTTTTAGTGATTTATTGATTAAAAATAATCGAAATGCACTGTTAAAAAACTCATATAGAATGATGACACTTGCAAAATTATACGCCCGATCACGGATGAATCAGATAACGGCAAATCTTAGAAAATCAATTTATGGGACAGTATTAGCACAGGGCGATAATGAATATTTGATGCTCAGGGCGGGTGGGTATTCTACCCCACGGACTCCCTATGAAGAATCAGCTGATGTTTCATATGCAGTTTATCAAGAATTTGGCACGAAATTTATCCGGCCAAAGTGGTATATGCGAGATGCTTTTGAAAAGATTCTCCCAAGAGTTAACCCCGATCTTAACAAAGCACTGAAAGCCGCTTTGAACGGCAAGATTTATGGCTGATTCCCCGATAATTCGCATTGAGAATGCCGTCAAAACAACCATCGCGGTCAATTATGCGGGCGGTTATTCTGCATTAGATCTTTCAAATAGAGTGATAATTGGAGAGGTTACAGCACCGCCAATGATCCCATTTGCCACGGTGCAATTTCAAGATTTTATTGAAGATGATGGACAGGCTTTGGGACGATATATGGGTGACGCTGAGTTTTCAATTGTCTGTTATGCAGGTGGTACAACAACAGCCGTTGACAGCCGACGACAGCAGGTGATCAATCTTGCCTCTGATATTATCCGAGCCATAACGGCAAACCGATTGCTTGGCTTCACTGATGGAATTGTCGACGATGTGAAATGTTCATTTTTGGCGAGAGATGGTGACAAATTAGGAATTCCAAATGTGGGAATCGCTTATATTAGATTAATCGTGAGACGACAAACTGACAGAGGTGATTAATGAGTTCTTGGGCAAATACTGATTACAAATATCGAATACCGATGTCAATTCCTGTTTATGTTGGCGGTGGTGGTGGTGCTACAACTGTTGACGCTGAGATTGAAGTGCCTCCAGATTGGGATACTTTTTGGGATAACATTTTGAGCAATTTTTATGACATCCAAATCTATAATGCTGAGGGATCCGAGGCGATCAATTACCAACGCAAAGCGGGCGCGACTTTTGCCACTCGAACTCTTTCTTTTGAACTTGACAATGTGGCTATTGATGACCAAAGTTCCACGGCGCTTGTTTATTTGTATTTTGGCGATTCCACCGCTTCAAGCGATCCAACGACATCCTTCACCGCGAGTAGTCCGAAAACGGGCTATATTTGGATTGGCCGACCTGTCCGAGTCGTCAAAAATGTCAGCGGTCAATCTGGGAGAACCGAACCCGAAGTTGTATTCTCAAAAGAAGCCGCAGAAAAAATAGATATTTGGTTTGATCTTCGTTCACTTTTTGCCGCGTATGTTGATCCCTATAATGGCCGTTTAAGCTACGAGGGGATCAAGAGAATCCAGCCCAAATCGCTTGATGATGGCGGCACAAATTCAGACACGAGATATTCAGATGTAGATACATATTTTCTCAATGGATATGCCTCTCTGAGGGTTATCGCAGGATCAAGCGGTACAGATTACGCAGTTGGTTTGGACATTTACACGACGAATGACCAGACAATCACAGTCCGCGCACTTTTAAAAGTTCAAAATTTATTGCCGTCAGGCTAGGGAGTTAAAAAATGTCAGTAAAATTCGGCAGAAATGCATTTGTTAAAGTTGGAGAAGAATCCACATATGGGACAGCCGCCGCGAGTGGTTACACTGATATGAGATTGATCTCAACATCACTGCAAAAAACAATCGAGAGAGCACGAAAAACGCACCTTGATCAGGGCACAGCGGGCTTTGTACGGTCCACATTTGATTCGTTCAATGTTACGGGTGGCAATGTTACAGGGCCGCTTCATTACGCGGGTAACGGCGACATTTTATTGGCTGCTTTGGGCAAGGTGACGACAACTGGATCAAGTCCATATGTACACCTTTTTGAGGTTCAAGCTGATCTCCCAAGCTTGACAATGACCGTCACACGCGGAGCCGCTTCAACAGGAAATCCAAATCTTGAAGAGTTTAAGGGGTGCATAATTTCTCAGTTGACGATTGCATGTGCAGCCGGAGAAGAGGCGACATTTTCAGCCGAGGTGATTGCACAGGACGCATCAGCCAGAGCAGGGACAGCCGTTGCCGCTGCATTCCCTGCCACAGCATTATCAGTTCTTCACCACCAATCATCGACGATGACTTGGAACTCCAACCCGTACACAATCCGTTCATTTGAAATCGTAATTGATAACAAAATCGAGCGTCGAAATAATCTTGGATCACAACTGACAGCCGAGCCAAATATCTCAGATGTCCGTGAGGTTAGAATGAGCGTCACAGCTGATCTTGAAGACACTCAAATTTATACTGATTTTATCACAACCCCAACAGCCGTTGATGGCAATGTGGTTTTGACAATGACAGGCACTGGAAATGATGTAATGGTTTTCACCATTTACAATGCTGTCCTTGAGGAGTATTCTGACGCAGTGACAACATTCGGCAGAATCGAGCGAACCATGACATTTTTGGGAACTGTCAACGGTGCAAACGAGGCGATCAGTATCTCAATGACAAACGACAACGCGACAGCAATTTAATGACAATCAAACCAACAACAAACGAGGGAAAACAAAATGGAAATATTGAAGGAATTGGCCGAGAAATCGAGATGGAAGACAGAATGTTTCGATGGCGCCCTGTTGATCGGTGGGCGTGTGTTAAGTCCAATCGAAGCCCAAGCGGCAGGGATGGCGAGCAAAACACTGATGATGAAAATGATGGAAATTGTGGAAAAAGAAGAGCAGCCAGAAGAGGAAGAAGTGGAAAAGACGATACTGGATCAGATCAACAAGATCACCCCAGACGATCTCATGTCATTTGGGGCGATGCAGGATCGGATACTTGTTCAAGTCGTTGACAAATGCTCGCAAGATGGTGGCGAAAGTTGGGAAAAATTACACCTTGTTTTGAACGAGGGTCAACAAAATCCGTCAAGAAATGCTTTGTGGGTTGGCGTTGTACAGCAAGAAGATAAAAATAAGATTTTTGAACTAGCAATGGCCATGGTCAAGGGGGCGAGTGAACCACTCGAGAACTTTCAATCATGACCCAGAATTCATCAACATCATCGACATCATTGCAAGGCAATATGGCAAACTGCCGTCGGAGGTTTCAAATCTTTCGTGGGCTGAATTATTTATTTGTGTTCGTTGCATCGTTGCCCGATCTGAAAGGGCAAAAAAAGCGATGAAGAGCGGCAAGAAAGATGAGATTATTTTTCCGGTAATTTCAATTATGGACCTCATTGATTTGGTGTAAAAATGTCAACGACAGTCGATTATATTTTAAAAGTAAATTCAAAAGGCGCTCAAACTTCTTTGAAAAATACAGATGCAGCTTCCAAATCCATGGGTGCATCAATGTTGAAAAGCGCCTCACAGGTTGCGACTATTGTCACAGCAATGGGGACGCTTGTTGCGACTTTCAAAACTGCCGTCACGGTTATTTATGAGGCCGGCAAAGCCGTCGTTGATTTCTCCCAAAAATCAGCCGACTTGATAAACAATATTAATGATCTTGGTACTCGGTCAGGTGTCAGCGCGTCAAATATTAAAGGGCTTCAATTTGCCTTTCAAGCAAGCGGACAATCAATCAGTGAGGCGACGACATTTTTGAGCCGTTTCCCCTCGGTGCTTGCACAATCAGAAGAGGCCACAAGCCAAACAGCCGAAGCATTTGAGAGACTTGGGGTTGCGGTTAAAGCAAACGGACAATTCAGAGATTCAAATACAATATTCACCGAGACTGTTGCCGCTTTGACCGATATGGAGGCAGGGACGGAAAGAAATGTTTTGGCATCTCAATTGTTTGGCCGAAGTTCATCCAAATTAATGCAAGCACTTGGGGATAAATCCCTCAAAGATTTTGTCGAATTGACAGATCTATTCGGAGTCTCCACCGGCCCGAAAGCATCGAAAGCCGCAGCAAAATTCCAACAAGCAATCGCAGGATTAAGCACAGCAACAGACCGTCTCAAGTCTCAATTTATTGAGGTTTTTGGTGACGACATTGTTGAGCTATTAATCCAATTTATTGTTCATCTGAATTTTGCTGGAAACATGGTGAATGTGTTTTCCAATACAATATCAAATATGGGTACTGCTTTTTTGCTGACGCTCAAGAAACTTGCAGAAATGGCCTTAACTCTTGGGACGCATTTAGGCAAAACAGCGGTGTCAAGTATCCCGTTCATTGGCAGCATGCTATCGCCGTTGATGGACCTTGGTGACAGATTAAATCTTGTTGATGCGGCTATTGTATCAATTAATAA